GTTGACACAAATACTATTAATTTAATTTATATTCCAGATACAGGTTTACCAATAGTTACTACGGTTTATTTACAAAACTATTTATCATTTGGTCAAACAGATTTAAGAATTGGTTCTTCAGACATATGGTATGATGATGAAAATTATGAAACATTAAATAATACTAATAGTTATACTTCCACACAAGCATTAACTAAAATTATTGCAATTCATAAAGAAAATTCTAATCTTTATAAAACAAAATCAAATTTAGAAGGATCATCTTTTAATAATTATTATACTGCTGTTCCTAATTATTATGAAAAAAGATTTAAGATTAGTTCTTATGCTACCGCAAAAATTAATATACCTTTACAATCACTTGCTTCACCAAATAAAACCTATGTTGGTGCTTGTAGATTAGAATTTGGTCATCCATATTTAAGTAATAGTTTATCTGTTTCTGTTTCTGGAAAAACAAGTTCAACTATTAATGGTGTTACTACAACATCTGTATTTAAAGAGTCATCAATTATAAATGATAGAATAATTACAAATGCAGATTGGTTAAATAAATATAATATTTCATCTATACAAGATGGCGAAGACCGTGTAGATCTATTGTCTTTCGATCTTACATTTAAAACTGATGATTTAGTTGATCAACCATCAAATCTTAATTACTTTAGACTTTTTAGTTATCCAGTAGTTGAAGATGGATTAGATAGGTATCTTACTTGTAATTCATCTCCTGGAGGAAATCCAGCAAAAATATATTATCGTAATAATGAATATGCAGTTCCAGATTTACAAGAATATCCTTTCTTTTATAATGGAAATAAAAATGGAATTAAAGTAAAAGATTCTTATGTAAAAATTACTCAAGATTATGGTTTTCCTTCTAAGTTTAATAACATTGTTAGTGCCTCAGTTAATGGGTCATTTTTAAATTATGTATTAGAAAAAAATAATTTTAATCACGGAGATAAAGTTATTGTTTCTGGAGTTTATAATGATAATGGATCACTTAGTTCTAATTGGAATTTTTCAACACAGGTTCCTGTATATGTTCCAAGTTCATTAAGCAATAGATGGAATAGAATAAGTACAACAACTTGGACTACTGGGGTAAATTATTCAATAAATACAAGAGCTTATTATGGTGGAACAGCAGGTACAAAAGGAATATATAAAAAAACATATGCTGGATCAGATAATACTACTCCTCCTCCATCATCAGAGCTTTGGGAAATTCAATATACTGGTACATCTACAACTTGGAACGAAGATTTAAAATACAATGCTTTAGATATTGTTAAATATTCTGTAGATAATTATTATTATGTTTGTGAAAATATAAGAGCACAAGGTGATGATACTATTGTTTTGCCAAAAATTTCAGGTGAAACTTTTATAAACTATCCTACAAATGATGACTATTATGGTTTTATGAAAACTCCATCAGGTATCCAAACTATTTCATTTATGTGTTACATACCATCAACAACAACATCGGCAAATATTATAAAAGTTGGTGCTTCTCAATTATCTTTGTCATCTACGACATTATCTTTATCAGGATCAACATTATATGTAAACGGTATAACTGGATCAACAATAAAAACAAATGCTTGGAATCATATTACATTTGTTTTTAATACTCCAGTTTTAGTAGAGGATAACACTTCGGTAGATATTATTATTGGTGACGTAACATCTACGACACAAGAATTTTATATAGATCAGTTAATGATATTTGACAAAAAGTTTAAAGATTCTACAGTAAACAATCTTTATAGTTTATTTTCTGGAGATGTATACAATAAAGTTTATTCTACTGGACCTACATTAATTGATACTAATAGTGAAAAGACAATAACAAATAACACACAACTATGTTATATTCTTTCAGAGTCATCAACATTTGACGGTGGTAGCACCATTTATAATTTATTAAAAAATGCAACTACTACAACTACATTATCTTTATCTTATAAAAATTCTAGTAAAGCTGGAGATGTATTAAAAACTTTAGAGTCAGTATTTACATCTGGATCTACACAAATGTTTGTTTCTTCAAGTGATGGATTAAAAGTAGGCAGTATTTTAAAAATTAATGGAGAAAACTCAGTATATTCTATTTCAAGTATCAATGATTCTGATGTTTCTATTACTCCATCTGCTGGTGCTACTACAACAGCAGCATCAAAAACTACCCTTACTTTTAGCACAGATTCATATTTATCTGTTTTAAATATTGGAGACATATGCTATAGCGATATTGATGACACTTTTGGTAAAAATACTACCATTCAGGGAATAGATATAGCAGCTAAAAAAGTTACTATATCTTGTCCAAAAGGTCCAGTGATTAAAAAAACATTTACTGGAAGCCCAATAAAATTTAAAAATACTAAACACAAAGTAACCTTTAATAATCCAGTAACTTTAACATCTAGTATTAATAAAAATGCGCAGGTCGTGTTTAACAATTATGTTAAAGTTAATAATGATAATGAAAATAGTAAGTTGTTAATTGATAATCAATATATTAAAGATGAAGACTATGTTCTTATTTATCCAGCTTCTGGAACTAAAAGATTATTTAAAATTGTTGGAACTGTAGATACTGACCTATATACAGAAGATAGAAGCGTTACCGTTACTTTTGTTCCACAATCATTTACAAATAATACTATTTATATTGACGATGAAGATTTAAATATATCTGCTAAAAATACTAAAGCCTATCTTTTTACTTCTCCAAGTACTTGGACAAACGTATATTCTCGTCTAGAAGATAGAGTACAGTTTTTTCCTGTTCCAATAGAAAAAGTTTGACCGTAGAATAATAAAATGGTATCATAGTGGTATGACAAATAAAAAAAATGGGTTATCTGTGGTACAAAGCACCGCAGATTTTGGTGTTTATGTCTGGCAGTTGCCAAATGGACAGTATTTTGAGGATGAAGATGGTAATGTATTGAACATTCCATCTATGAGATATGATCTTGAAAAGATGAAACATATTGGTGAAGCAGCAAAACATTATGGCAAACCAGAAGGTCAGCCTTTGTTTCTGGCTGGTGTTGGTAGAGTATCAGATGCGACAGCTAGAGAAGACATTGAACGTATGGCTGAAGGTTTAACTCCATATGGTGATACAGAAAATTGGAGAGAAGTATTTCAAAATGCAAGAAGATAATGAAGGTTTTGTAATCAGTGGTAGGGATATTAGTTTAGACAGATTAAAGTCACAAGAATATGTTGAAACAGATGAGTTTAAAAAATCAACAGAAGAAATTCTTAAATATAAAGGAATTAATCCTAATTTTAAAAGAAATATTAAGCGTAAACTAGAGAAAGCAATAACTCCTGGAGGAAATTTTCAGCAACCAAATAATGGTATTGGTGGAGATGATGCTGAATCTAAGCAGTTAATTGCCCTACAGTTTGGTTACGGTCTTTTTGATGTTATTGAACCACCATATAATCCAGTAACTCTTGCTAAGGTTTATGAGGTATCATCTGCAAATTATGCAGCAATTAATGCTAAAGTTGCCAATATTGTTGGTCTTGGATATAAGTTAGATTATACCCTTAAAACAAAACAAAAACTTGAAGCTATGACTGATCAAGAAAAAGTTGCAAAAGTAAGACGTAAACTTGAGGGTGCTAAAGAAGAAGTTCTTGAATGGCTAGATACTAGAAATGATGATGATACTTTTACTGCAACATTAACAAAGCTTTACCTAGATCTTGAATCAACAGGTAATGGATATCTTGAAATTGGTAGAAAGACTACTGGAGAGATTGGTTACATTGGTCATATTCCATCAGCAACTATGCGTGTTCGCAGACTTCGTGATGGATTTGTTCAAATGGTTGGTGGAAAATTTGCTTATTTTAAAAACTTCCACGATGAAGAAGACTTACCACCACCTTTTGGTTCTGATCCTCGCCCAAATGAAATTATTCATATTTATAATTACACGCCAACAAATACATATTATGGCATTCCAGCTATTGTTTCTGCACAAAATGCTATGGCTGGTAATGAATTTTCATCTAAGTTTAACCTTGAATATTTTGAGAATAAAGCAACTCCTAGATATATTTTCTGGGTTAAAGGTGCTAAGTTAAGCAGAGATGCAGAAGCAAAACTATTTGAATTTTTCCAAAACAATCTTCGTGGTCAAAGCCATAGAACACTTGTTGTTCCTCTTCCTGGAGATGAGGCAGGTAGCAAGGTTGAAGTTAAAATGGAAGCTGTTGAAAATGGAGTACAAGAAGGCTCATTTGATAAGTATCGCAGAAGTAATCTTCAAGAAATTCTTATGGCACACCGTGTTCCTATGTCTAAAATTGGTAGTGCAGAAGGTATTTCTCTTGCTGCTGCTAAAGATGCAGATAAGACATTTAAAGAACAAGTTACAAGACCTGCACAGGATGTTTTACAAAAAAAGATTCAAGGTATTGTTGCTGAGAAAACAGATTTATTTAAGATTGTATTTAATGAACTTACTCTAACTGATGAAGACACTCAGTCAAAAATTGATGAAAGATATCTTCGTATGCAAGTATTGCTTCCAAATGAGGTTAGAACAAGACTTAATCTTCCTCCAATTCCAAGTGGAAATGGTCCAGTAAAACTTAGTGGACAACAAGCAGCAGATCAAACTGCACAAGCTACTGGAAATAGACAACGTGATCAGCAGCGACAGGCAAATGCTGGTGATGGTGAAACTGGTCAAAGAAATCCACAAGGCGATGGCAGACAGCAAGCCTAATACAAAAAATATTGTATAATTAAAATGTTATGTTAAATATACAAAAGGCATCCCTATTAACTAACGGCAATCAAGTCACTTTGACAATGCCTATTTCTAAGGTTGATGCTGAAAAGCGTATTGTTTCTGGCTTTGCTACACTTGATAATATTGATAAACAAGGTGATCGTGTAGATTCAGCAGCATCTGAAAAAGCGTTTGCTAATTTTCGTGGTAATGTAAGATTAATGCACCAGCCTATTCCTGCTGGAAAAATTGTTTCATTTAGAACAGATTCATTTTATGATCCAGAGACACAAAAAACATATAATGGTGTTTATGTGGATGCTTATATCTCTAAGGGAGCATCTGATATTTGGGAAATGGTTCTTGATGGTACACTTACTGGTTTTTCAATCGGTGGTGCTGTAAAAGATTCAACTAGTGAGTTTGATGAATCATTAGATAAAACAGTTCGTGTAATTAAAGAGTATGATTTAGTTGAGCTATCTCTTGTTGATTCCCCAGCAAATCAACTTGCTAATATTTTTTCTATTCAAAAGACTATTGATGGCGATGTAGCCACAGGTATTTTTAATAAGTCACATATTCAAAATGTATTTTGGTGTGAAGAAGATGATATTGCTTTCACATCATCTGAGGATAAGTAGACTTGTGTTAATTGTAACAATGATTTAAATGCTGTTGGCTGGGTAGATGAACTTGAAAAATCAGATATTGAAAAGGCAATTAATGATTTAGTCTCTATAGTTAAAGATACTGCTGCAGGTGCAGTTACAAATAATGAAACTATTAATAGATATCCAAAACAAAATCCTTATAAGTCAAAGAAAAAACCAGATGAAGATATGACAAAAGCTGGTTCTTATTCTACTGGAGATTATGTTCAATGGTCATCATCAGGTGGTACAGCAAGAGGAAAGATAACAAGAGTAGTAACTAATGGTAAAATAAAAGTACCAAACTCTGACTTTTCAATTACTGGAACTAAAGATGATCCAGCGGTTGTTATTAGAGTTTACCAGAAAGATGGAGATTCTTGGAAAGCATCAGATACACTTGTAGGACACAAAATGAGTACATTAAATTCCTGGAAGGTTAAAATGAAAAAATTCTTTAACCCATCAGAAGAAAAAGTTTTACTGGACAATGATTCAGTAGATATGGCAATTAACAAGGATATGTCGGTTGCCACCCAAAATAATGAAGGAGGTGTTGAAATGACTGACAACACAGAGGCTACAGAAGTAGCAGAAGAAGTAATTGTTGACGAAGTTGTTGAAGCGGAAGAGGTTGCTGTAGAAGCAGCAGATGAAGTTCCAGCAGAAGCTCCTGCAGAAGAGGCTGCAGTAGAAGTTAACGAAGAAACAGTCGAAGAAACTGCAGATGCGGTTGACGCTTCCACCGATTCAGGTGAAGCGACTGACCTTGAAAAAACACTAAACGAAATTAAAAGTTTTGTTGGCGAAGCACTCGTAAAGAATGCAGATGCTAATGTTGAAGCTGTATCTAATGTTGCAAATAC